TCGAGTTTCAAACCGATATTGACCAAGTTAAAGTTGATATTCAAACTGAAGTTGACAGTACACGCTTACAAGCTTCCACTAAGAATACTGACATAGGCGACTTTTTAGGTCGTCCTATACGCATTGGTTCTCACAGTTTAGCAAATGGATCGTACTTGGATACGAGTTTTAATCCCTGGTTTGACTTTTTGTCAAATGCAGCAGTAATTAATAAACTACAAAATTACTCATTGCTAAGAGGAACGATGCACGTCAAATTTCTTATTAATGGTGGACCCATGTATTTTGGCGACATAATATGTGGTTACAAACCTAAGGGAGTTGGATTTGACTTTGTGCAGGGGAATTCTAACCCCGTGCAAGATCTATTTCAAAGATCTATTTTGCAATCTCAACGTCAACATTTAATACTCAACCCTACTTCTAGTACGGGTGGGGAGTTGACACTACCATTCTTTCATGACAAAAATTATCTTGATTTAATTGATGCGACCGATATCTTAGATATGGGAGAAATCTCAATGATTTCATTAGCACCACTTGAAAGGGCCATTGGCGCCACAGATACACAATCAATTACGATTACTGTTATGGCATGGATGTCAGATGTTACTCTGGCTGGGCCTACTACACAAGGAGTATTGTCACAAAGTGGAAGTATGAAAGATGAGTATGGGAAGGGAATTGTTTCTCGTCCTGCAAAAGCCATTGCACGTTGGGCTGGAAAGTTGACCACGGTGCCAGAGATTGGGCCCTATGCAACTGCTACCTCGCTAGCAGCTAAGGGCATAGGTTCTCTGGCAGAGTTATGGGGATTTTCGCGCCCTATCAATGTTCGTCCTATTGATAGGTATAAACACCAAGTTTGCGGTATGTTAGCCCCCAGTTCTATAGATGAAGCTGTAGAAAAGCTAACATACGATCCGAAGCAAGAATTGACTATAGATCATGGTGTCACTGGCGCCAATTTAGATGATGAAATGTCAATCAATGCTATTACGTCCAAATCTAGTATTATTGGATTCTTTAATTGGTCGGCCACTGCTCCTGAAAACACGTTATTAGGTACTATCAATGTCACACCATGTCAGTGTGTACAGCGTAATGATGGTACCAGTGAGTACGGAACTGAATGGGTGCAAACGCCTTTGGCGCATGCTACATTCCCTTTCACGTACTGGAGAGGTGGTCTTAAGTATCGTTTCAGAATCATGGCTAGCGATTTACACAGAGGTAGACTTTTATTCGTCTACGATCCGAAAGGATTCTCGAGTAATGTCATGCCCGATACAAACACAGCGTTTTCGCGCATTATTGATTTGGAAGAGACTAAGGACTTTACACTACCTATTCATTGGTTTCAGACTAAAAGCTGGGCTAAAGTACCTACTGCCCCTACTAGTGGCAGTATTGCAGCTGGTACCGCTTCGACTGATAGTCAAGCGGACGAGTCTAATGGTCAATTGAAGATTTTTATCCTCAATGAGTTGACCAGTCCCGATGAAGACCTTACGAATAGTGTCAGAATTACCCTATTTATTAGTGGAGCTGACGACTATGAGGTTGCTGTACCTCAAGATAATTTTATCAGAAGAGTTGCATTAGGTGGTGCTTTCACGCACACAACATTCAATGCGAATGGTGCGTGGTCACAAAGTGGTATTATATCACAAAGTGGCTTGTTGAATAATGCCAAGGCTGCGCAAGCTGCTAAGCCTGGGTGTGAGGGAAGTGAAATGTTAGAACCTATAGGTTCTGCCTCCAAACATAATGCGTTAGCATTGGTTTACAATGGAGAAACATTTGACACTTTCCGTGATTTACTTAAACGTTATAATTTTAGCGGTGCATATGCTAAAAGTCAGGATTCTGGTCTAACCGGACTCACAACACTATATAGAGTGCACTTACCTAACTTTCCAATGTATAACGGCCGAGCCGAAACCAATGGAATGTATCAGCAAGCCCGCGATGGCGGATTGAATGCTGTTAATTTTAACATAAGTGGACGCACACTTTTGAATTGGCTTACTCCTGCTTATGCTGCAAGGAGAGGAGGCATTAGGTATAAATATATGTTTGGTCTTGAAAAGAATAATAGTATTTTCTCTATTCAGGCCTCACGAGCACCGTCTGGATTTCTTCCAGGTATTGGTACTGGTGAATACGCTCTGAATACAAGTAACACTAACAAACATGGACCATACTCACAAGTACAGAACACTGCCCATGGTGGGACAGCACACACAAATGCTCAGGTGCCTGTACTAGAAATTGAGTTACCATATTATAGTGATCGGAAATTCGAAGATGCTTCAGATATTGTTACTGCAAC